CGCCAAACATGGCAAACAGATCATTAATACCGTTTACACGCGCTTTTTGCTCTGCCAGTACCTGCGCACGGATACTGTTTTCATCCACCACGGGTGCTGCTGCCTGCACTGGCGTCCGGGAGGCTGCAGGTTCATCATCCTGTACGCGTGGAGCACTGTTGCGTGGCGGAGTAATCATGTTTCGAATGGATTCCGGCATCTTTTTAAATTCCTCTGTACGTTTTGACTGAATACATGCCATTGCCTTAACGGCTGGCGTTACCTGATCAGCAAATCCATGTGCCAGACATTCGGCACCGGACATCCAGGTCTCATCCGCCAGCATGGCAGCAATTTCATCGGTGGTTTTCCCGGTTTTCTGTGCATAAGCGGGTAACAGAACCGCCTCAACTTTATCGAGCAGGTCGGCATAGGTGCGCATGTCCTCCGCATCACCGCCCGTAAAGCCAAATGGTTTATGAATCATCATGAAAGTGTTTTCCGGCATAATGACCGGGTTTCCCACCATCGCAATGACCGACGCCATTGACGCCGCCACACCGTCGACATAAACGGTAATGGACGCACCATGTGTTTTCAGCGCATTAAAAATGGCGATGCCTTCAAAGACATCGCCACCCGGTGAATTAATATGGAGATTAATGTGGGTGATATCGCCCAGTGCATTCAGATCACTGATAAACTGCTTCGCTGTAACACCCCAGAAACCAATCTCGTCATAAATATAAATATCCGCGTCACTCTGGTGACCAGCCTGCATCCTGAACCAGGAATTATTCTTCGGACTGGTCGTCGGTGTGCTGCGGCTCCTGTCGTTTCGTTGCGGCACTGCTGCCTCCTTTATCACTGGCCGGATCGGTATCAAATACCAGATCCAGCTTGCGGTTTTCATCAATTTCGGCCTTGCGCCGACGTTTGACATCATCCGGATTACGACCACCAGCACGTACCCAGTCTGATTCTGTCGCCGCTCCACCACGAATCTGGATTTTCCAGGCCTCAGCCTCCTTAACAGGGTCAATCCACGGCATCACTGGTCCGGAATACACCGCGGTATACAGTGAAGAACGGTCAAGATCGCGGGGTAGCCTGATAACACCGGATGCCACAGCCTGTTTCAGCCATGCACGATACATCGGGCGGGTGACGGCACCAATAAACCAGTCCTGCAGGATCAGGTAGCCATCAGTAGACTCAACCAGTTCCTGACGCTGGGCGCTGTAAGTGCCGTTATAGTTGCGTGCCGTACTGGAAAAACTCAGACGACTGCCCGCCGCCACGGCACGCAACTGACCATTACGAAAAGTTTCAAGGTTAGGATTGGGACGATCCGACTTCACCATTCCGATTTCTTCGCCGGGTTTCAGATCGTCGTAAATAATGCCTGGCTGAATGGTAAGCTCGCGTTCATTCTCCTTGCTGTCATTACCATCCGTTTCATAGCTCTGTCCGTCGCCTTTCCGGATGTACATCCCCAGAGCAGCGGCGATCCTTGCTGCAGTCAGCTCAGAATCTTCATACTCTTTCAGGGCGCTGAGGCGGATCAGCACACCGGACAATAAAGACGTCCCGCGCATCTGGTGCAGACGGCGAACAAATTTAAGATGCAGCATTCGCTCTGCATCCACTTCTTTGGTTTCCATCTGCCGTCCGGATACAGGACGACTTTTATACACCAGATATTTTTCGGGACGCCCCCAGTCATCAACAAACACGCCCTGATTCAGCCTGTTGCTCTCATCACTGGTCATGGGAATAAAGTCCGGCTCGAGCGCCTCCAGCCAGAAATGAACACCGGCAGAAGGCGTCAGGCTGTTTATGCGCCCGGAAACCATCTGGGCAAACACCTCACCATCGCGCAGCCAGGTACGCAGCATCAGACGTTCCAGCATCGGACGGGTAAACTGCCCGGTGACTTCCGGACTGACAGACCATTCACTCCATCGGGTACGTATCTCCGCTGCCAAGTCACGGGCAATGGCACCATTGCGTAATACCGGATGTGGCTCGACAATAATCCCGTTTTTCCCCACCACCCGTTCTTCCAGCTTGTCAAATACACCAATGACCAGATCGTGGTTGTTATCAAGGTAACGGGCCTGCTCACGTAACGACACGGCCCCGTACTGGCTTAACTGGTCGGCAGTTCGGTTCTCCCGTCGGGCTTTGTGTGTCCGCGTCGTTTTTACGGCCTCATAAGCCTGGATCACCGCTCGGGAACGCAGCCTTGCCGCTTTCCATCCTGGTGAAAAAACGCCAATCACATCATCAAGAATTGCCATCAGAACCTCGCCAGCCGGTACCCGGGATGCCCCCGTCGTCGTGTAATCAGAGCCGCAAGGCGGCGCTCCCACTCCTGCCGCCCCTGCCGGATCTCAGATAAGTTTTCCATGGTCATCTGCTGACCATTAAAAGTGACGGATTTTCCGTCCAGCACCGCCATTTCAGCTTCCGTATAACGCTGAATCATGGCTTCAATATCATTCTGATTCATAACCATCCTCCGGAAGTCAGCCAGGGGTTAACATCGTCAGTTACTGTTTTCTTCCGTTTTTGTTTTTTAACAGGCGTGGATACCGGTTCCGGTGTGGGTGACGGTTCGGTACTGTCCGGGACACACTCCAGCCAGGTTTCCCGGCTCGCCCACTCCGGTGCATCCGGCCAGCGGATCTTTTCGTATCCATGCAGAATGACCAGAGCCTCGGCATACACCATCAGGTCAAAAGCTTCGTTGGCACCGCGACCTGGCTTACTCCATTTCCCGTCACTGCTCCGCTCTTCATACGTCAGTTCGTCGTAAAACCAGCTCCCCAGCCAGTCAGGGAAATGCACATAGCCGGGACCTGGCGAGTCACGCCATAACGCGTTATTCACCCGGTCTTTCAGTGCATCCGTCTGAAGAAGCCAGAGCGGCACATCACCTGCGGCCTGCGCCCGTCGGCCCGTTCGTCCGGTGTTATCAGGGAATGTACGGGTGATCAGTTTTGCGCGCCGGATGCTGTCGCCCTTAAACAGGTAAATACGTTTACCAAGGCCATCACGACGGCAACGACGCCAGAATTTATAGGCATTATCAGTGACCCCGTCTTCACCGCCGGAGTCCACCGCCATTGCCATCAGTCGCATTTGTTGAGAAGGATCGGAGGCCAGCGGCCAGCTTTTATGAAAAACATCCGTCAGCAGGACATCCCAGTCTTCCGGATAGCTGGCCGGATCAATTCGCTGGCTCTCCCCGTCGCTGTCACCGCGCAATGACTGCGTGATGTTGTAACGATCAATAATCCAGCGTTCGCCACGGCTGCCATAGCCCGTTACCTGAACCACAAAACGGCGATGACGTCCCGCCTGCACATCCACTGTCGCCACAAGGAAATTAACGCCATCCGGCACACTGCGGGAAGGAACTGGCTCTGCCCGCTGCTCAAGCAGTTCACTTTTTCGTTGCTCCATGCTGGCGCGGGGAAGATAAGGTAATCCCCAGTCGGTATTGATAACCGTCTTGAGTGTTTCTTCACTTCCGGTTGTCTCGTATTCCTGTTCTGCAGTAAGCAGTTTGTAAACGAGTTGCGAGAGTGTCTGGTAAGCAGCTGCCGGCCCCTCCATCCAGAATGACGCAATACGTGAGCGTCGGGGATCACCATAACGACTGCCATCCGCATTGATGGATTCACCATCCCGCAACCAGACCCCACGTCCGTTCAGCTCACGTTTTTGTTCAGGCATAATCCGTCCTGAACAGGAAGGACACTGAATATAAGCCGCCTCACTTGCCAGCACGGGATCGGCAATATCACGGAAACCAGCAACCACATCGCCGCAGGGCTGAAAATACTCACCACAGTATGGACAGGGCCAGTACCAGCGACGGCGATCACCACGGTTATAGAGCGACAGTATCCCCGTGGTTGGTGGAGCCTCATGCGGTGAAGTCCGTCGCCATTTCACATCCTTCACATCCCTGCCGGGGGAACTCTCCACCAGCGTCATACCACTGGACATAAATGTTGTGGTACGTTTTGAGGCAAGAGAGAAAGCATCCCCCTCGCCATCAATATCTTCCGGAAAACGGTCATAATCCGTCAGCGCGACGCATTTATAATCTGATGAGGACATGATATTGACTGACGGCCAGCCGATTTTCAGGTAGTTACCAGCAAGGAATGTTCTGTCATAAACGTTGTTGTCATTTTTGTTCGGACTCAGGCGACTGACCACTTCCGGGCTGACGCGAAACGTTCTGGCGAGTCGTTTTTTGGAGTGTTCGCGGGCTTTTTCCTCCGTCATCTGAATGATCAGCATATCAGCAGGATCGCAAATCACGTTGTAAATCACCCAGCCGTCAATCAGGCCGATAGTCTTGCCGGTTCGTGCCGGGCCAACAAATATCACTGCGTCGTATTCACGCGAGGCCAGGCAGTTCATCGGCTCAATAACATACGGTGCCACCAGCGGATCCCACGGGACTGAGTTCCCTGCCCCCAGGGGCACCCGCATATACTGAGCAACGGCATCAGCAACCCGCATTCGTCTCGGTGCGCGAAGGATATAACCTGAATCGGTTCGTGCTGCCTTTGCGGTTTCCTGATTCAGCATTACTCCTCCTGCTGTAATTCCTCCTCATCATCCGCACCTGCTTCAGTCACCCGCAGGGCTATCTGATCGCGCAGATCATCAATAATGGACTGAACACGGCTCACAGCGGCAGGCTGCAGACCGCAGTCACGTTCAAGAATATCCGGTAATGTCTCCAGCACCTGCACGACCGCTTTTGCCCAGATGGCAAACTCCCGTCTGACATCACTGGCCGGAATGAGTTGTGCCGTTTCCTGTTCGAACTTAAGACGCTCACGTTCAGACTGATACCAGGCTTTGCGCTCATGCGCATCCATTTCGCTTTCTGCAACCGGCGGTGGTAATGCCAGAAATGCCGACACAATATCAACCACCCGATAAAGCTTGAGGTTGCTTTCATGCCCCCCTGCAACGGGTAGATTTTGCAGCCTTGCCGCAGCAGTCTGGCGATGTACACCTGACAGTGCCGCCAGTTGACTGATATTCAGCGTCAGATTTTTTAACTCTCGATCCATACCCGCTCCAGAATGTTTTAAACATGCATCTTGCGAACAACTTTAGGCAAACGGTGTTAGTGATGAACAAAAAACAATCAAAATCGACACCACAAAAATAAAAACACTGTAATATCAATCTATTACAGTAGTGGTGATGACGAATGAAATTTCAAAAACTAGCCTTTTTCCGCGACGCTCCCGCCCCGTGGCAGGGGCCCCCACCGGGAGGACCCGACAGCCTGACAGCCGTGACGAGCATCTGATACAGCGCTTTACATAATGGCATAGGAATAATTCAGAAGGACATCACAGCATGCCCACACAAATTAGTGTGAGTGTCCTGTTTCTTCCTACGCACAGGACTGACGAGCATGAGGGGAAAATATGCGAACCATAAATGCCTCATCTTCAGCAATGCAGCCGGCATCCGAACAGGACGATATGTAAATTCACCTAATTACGAGGACATTGCAGTAGTTGAATTGCAGCTCTGTATTAGCCTGACAGTGACAGAATGCGACATTGACTCTGTCACAGGTTAAATAGTTTGAATGATTAGCAGTTATGGTGCTCAGTCAACCACCAGGGAATAATCCTTCGAATTCTTATCGTGCTTCACCAACGCTGCCTCAATTGCCCTGAATGCTTCCAGAGACACCTGATGTTCTATACATGCGATTACAACATCCGGGTAACTCATAGAAATGGTGCTATTAAGCATATTTTTTACACGAATCAGATCCAACGAGAGTTCATCAGCAGATTGTTCTTTATTCATTTTGTCGCTCCATGCGTTTGCTCGTCATCTAGCGGTTAAAATATTACTTCAAATCTTTCTGCATAAAAGAGGAAAAGTATGAAAGTTTGAGTACATCGACCTTACATACATCTGTCGGTTGCATATCCCTCCTGGATGCCAGCAAGGCTCAACTTTGTTACGCAAACTACGCGCCATCGTATCACATGGAAGGTTTACCAATGGCTCAGGCTGCCATTTTTAAAGAAATATTCGATCAAGTGCGTAAAGATTTAAACTGTGAATTATTTTATTCTGAGCTAAAACGTCACAATGTCTCACTTTATATTTACTATTTAGCCACAGATAATATTCACATTGTGTTAGAAAACGACAACATAGTGTTAGTAAAAGGACTCAAAAAGGTTGTAAATGTTAAATTCTCCAGAAACAAACATCTTATAGAGACCTCCTATAATAAGTTGAAATCAAAAGAAATCACATTTCAACAATACAGGGAAAATCTTGCTAAAGCAGGAGTTTTCCGATGGGTTACAAATATCCAGGAACACCAAAGATATTACTATGCCTTTGATAACTCATTACTATTTACTGAAAGCATCCAGAAAACTACACAGATCTTACCACGCTAAACCATAACGTCCGGCTTCTCTCACTCCTGAGCCGGACTGCATTGGTTTAATAAAAACCATCAACAATTGTGATTTAGATATTCGGAACCATTCAAATATAACAAAACCCCGTAAAAACGAGGTTTATGGATAAACTTTATTATTGAATACATCAGATTAAATTAATCTTGACATCATAGCTTTCAAGACCCGTCATTTTTTCCCGTGCGGTAAACTGAATACTGGTAACTTCTTTCCCGGTCTTTTTCTTAAGTTCAATAATTTTTTTTGTTATATATTCAGAAATATCTGCTTCTGCTTTTGTTTTTAAGTCTTCAATATTCATCATTTCCTCTTTTAGTCTGTTATGACTTTCCAGTTACACAGTAAGTCGATTATATGGTGCAAACGTGTAAAAGATAAGATGAAACATCGCAATAATCAACATACGATAGTCTAAATTTTACACAAACAGACAAAGAGAATTTTCCTGAATTATCAATGCAATAGCATCAAATCAACTCAAGAGCCTTATTGCTGCTTCCAGAATTTCTTCTGAAGTAACATGTCGATCCGCGGCTACATAAATGACTTTATGATCTCCGGTCAGAGATGGAAACCCTGCGGCCATTACAGTAAGGTGTGTTTTTTCGCCATTTGGATATTCACGCATGATGGTGTTAACTCCAGTCATCGCTGACACTACCACTGCTGGTTCAGAGTTAAAAAAAACTATGATTTTTTTCATGATGTTACCGTAGTATGTGAGTATCCATCGAATAGACACCAAGCAAAAAAGCTCCCGAAGGAGCCTTCATTTTCACTTTTTTAAATCCAACGACAGACGGCTGGCATTTAAGTATTGTGAAATATTATCAAATGTAATCATCATTGATTTACAAAAGATACATTTTGCCCCGAAAGGATTCATGTCAGAAACATCAAAAGATGATGTTCTATACTGGGAACCATGACAACACGGGCATCTAAAGTGAATATGGTTTGTAATATTGTCTACCTCAAAGCGCCACTACATGAACAGCGGCAGGACCTTTAGGTCCGTTCTCAATACCAAATTCAACTTCCTGATTCTCAGTTAATGTTTTGAAATCGTTGCTCTGAATTGCTGAGAAATGGACAAACACATCTTTGCTGCCATCTTTCGGCGTGATGAAACCAAAACCTTTTTCAGGGTTAAACCATTTCACTAAACCAGTCATTTTGTTAGACATAATTATTACCTTTTGAAGAAATTAGCCCTTGGGCAGAATGGTCCGAAAAAAAAATATCAGAGAGAAAAACCAACAAGGAAATCTCAAGAGGTACAAATAATAAAATTATAAAAATGACTGCTTCAGATAAATTTGTAACAAACCAGAACACCATTAACGCATGATTAACCACCCATAGCAAGGATTACTTTTGTAAAGAAAAACACAGCAATGAAAGAATAGCTTTATTTATTAATAAAACGTGTCATTCTGATTAAGACCTTTTATCTTACCCTTAAGATTTCAGGAATTTTGGCTCATGGAAGAGTCCTTTTTATTTAAATTTTACATTCCGCGATGTAAATGTTCCGATTTAATATTACCCTACATTTGATGCTTTTTATCTCTTAAAGATTCATAGATCTGTTGACAAGTCACTCCTGCGATGTAGCGTTCGTCAGCAATTTCAGCATAAAGCTGAGCTTCTGCTGCAATATCTCCGAGCATGTTGGTGAGCATTCCTTCGGCGGTTTTGGTTGTTTTGCCTCTGACGGCAGCGGCAAGATCTGCGGTATGCTTCGCTGCGTCAAGGCGTATGGCATATTTTTTTGCTTCGGCACGCAACTGGTTAACACTATCAGACAGATAAGCAGCCCTGGCAGAAATTTCAGCAGATTTCTGTTGCGCATCTTTAACAGCCTCATCACGGGCTATAGTTCGCCCCTGTTCAATTATTCGAGCAGCAAATTGAGCATTTACCTCTTGTGATAATGCGGCAGCATCACGTTCCGCCCATTTTTTTTGCCATCCTCGGTCGCTCCAGACATTTCCGACGATAAATCCTGACAACACGAGAAAAATCACCATGAATATCTGATTCACTGTTCTATCCCCCAGCAGGTTAATGCGCTCTCCTGGTCACGACGAATAACCTGACCGTAACAGTTATTTGAACGAATGCGGCAATCGCGTCCGCCATCCTTAATCCACCAGCGAATCGCTTCGCATGCACCTTTACGATCACCAGCATTCAGCCGCTTATAAAACGTCGACGGGAAACACTTACCGGGGCCAATGTTATAGGGACAAAATGACGCGATACCCGCTTTTTGTGGTTCGGTCAGTGGTACTTTAATATTGCGCTCCACCCATGCCAGCGCCTTATCACGCTCAATGGCGTTGACCTGGTCGCATTTTTCCTTCGACAGTTTCATATTGGGAAAAACGGTTTTTCCATCCACCACTGTGGCACCCCGACAGATGGTCCATATGCCAGAACCATCGCGGTATGCCATTGTGTGGTTACCTTCTTTTTCGTCCAGAAACTGGTCAAGTATCTGAGGAGCAGATGCGCCAGCACCAATCAGCGCCAGAACGGCAGCCGACAGGCCGTATCTGATTTTTGTGTTCATAGATATTTATGATGAGGACGCTCGTGCTTATTGGCAGGATTTTCAATCTTAAAGGAGTACTGATGCTGCAGATAAGACTCAACTTTTTCTGACAATTTTTCTGCTACTTCCAGGAAGACTTGCCGGACGCTCCTTCTGGCTGCTGCCTCATAAAACTCCAGCGCAGCTCCTTCAACACGGTCCATGGCGACATCCAGGTCAAAAATTTCACCGTCAAAGCGTTCTTTGTCCTGTAAGGCTACAGTTACCGTAACTTTATTCTCAAAATTACGGACTCCTTTCACAACCAGTTCATAGTCTTGAGTCATTGGATTACTCTCCTCTCGCAGCCTTACGCCTGTCTTCTTTAATCTTGAAATAAAGATTTGTCAGATACGTCAGCAGGCCAAAAACCAGGCTACCCAGCACACCGATTGCAGCCCACTGTGACGGAGTTACTTTATCGAGTAACTGCAATGCCCAGAAACCAGCATTACCCGCCGATGTGCCATAGGCAACACCTGTTGTTAACTTATCCATTGATTTCATATCCTCACCCCGATGTACACGGATGGTGCAATATGTTTGAAAAGATCGGAGTCTACGGGGTAGTTTTGACAGCACACGTTGTTCTCAACGGCGCTAAAGAAACATACACATTAAAAATGTGAGTAATTATTTTGAAAGAAAGTCATATATAAAATAATAATACGAGAAATGTTTTCATATTTAGTGTACTGTATACGGCCATTTATACAGGAAAAGCCTATGTCAGAACGTAAAGACTCAAAATCACGCCGTAATTATCTCGTTAAATGTTCCTGCCCAAACTGCACCCAAGAGTCAGAACACAGTTTTTCAAGAGTACAAAAAGGTGCCCTTTTGATCTGCCCTCATTGCAACAAAGTATTCCAGACAAATCTTAAAGCTGTAGCCTGATTGATTTTATTAGTAACAAGTATTTTTTATATTTTAATAATATATTTAAAGCAGATAATAAAAAACCCGCCTGAGCGGGTTTGAGATTGTGGTGCTTTTTGTGGGAGTCATCCACTTACGCACTTTGTTTTGCCATGCCAGCAGTTAGCTTCTGCTGTAAAACTATTCATGCAGCAAACCTGCACTTCACCACAATGGTTAGCATACTTTTCCTGATTAAGATTTTGCCAAATATGCTGGCCATTGTTTCATGTATTGGACCTCCTTACTTTTTATTAAAGAGATCCAATATTCACTACTCTGTCCGTATCTCTACTCAGGCATCAGCCTTCTTCGTTATCGTATACAGACGAGCGATGAATTTTAATCAGTAATGATGACATTTACTGCTGCAGGACCTTTAGCACCACTCTCTATAGAGAAGGTAACCTTTTGACCTTCAAATAAGGTTCGATAATTATCATTCTGAATCGCAGAAAAATGCACAAACACATCTTTACTACCATCAACAGGAGAAATAAAGCCGAAACCTTTATCAGCGTTAAACCATTTTACTAAACCAGTCATTTTATTTGACATTCTACATTCCTTAACTTGAGCCTTTCGGCATAAATGGTTTGCATAACAGAAACGACTTCGTACTTAATTGGAGAGACTCAAAGAAGGAATAAGTGAATAACACCTGAAATGAGAACTGCTTTAGTAAACTACTTCGTATATCGTCTGTTCTTCAAACCGACGCAGTCATTAACTCATAGTTGAACATATGAAGCAATGTTTATTTTAGACATCCAGCCACCTTCAACCCTATCAAAAAAGTAGTTTTCTCCAGGAACGTGTGTATGGTGCACCAGGTTATCAGTATTAAGGAGTTTTTCTGTCCCCTAAAATGACAGGAATTGTCAAAAACTTTGACTACAAAAGCAGCAAAGGTCTTATATTCCCATCCGATGGCGTATCGATGCCCAGCTTCACGTTTCAGCTCTCAATCTTCGAGATGCAGAAGAAATTACCACAGGATTACGCGTGGAATTTTGCCGGATAAATGGTTCGCGTGGACCTTCAACTGCCAATGTTTATCCCGGGATGAGATTCAATATCTCTATTGCCCCATTTAAAGCACAAAAACCCGCTTATAAGCGGGTTTTCTACTTTTTTCTAAACGTCGGATACACAAAGCCCATCGTTGAGAGAATCTTATCCATGTTTTTTGAAAAATGCAAACATCATGTCGCCATCTTCAGCAAAAATCATTTATCTCGTCACCTTCCTCAATTGCGCTTCCGCGTATGCTTCTTCCTGCCAGCACTTTGTTACCAGTTTATCAATGACGTCCGCATACCCCTTATACCACTGATAATCGGTCAGGTCTGGTACCAGCTTCTGGACATGACGTCGTGCCAGCGTGGTCGGTAAACGACTAAATCGGTTTCCATTACAACGCCCACAAATCTTATATACCGGTACGCCATGAAACCGGGTTCTTTTTTCATCCAGAACAATCCCTTTACCCTTACACCCTCTGCACGCTGTGCTGACTTCGCCCTTACCATGGCAATGCTGACATAGTTCCTTCACCCATTCTTCCTTGATTACAGATTCCCCGCGTCTGTAGTGTTTCACCACTTCGCGCAATACATTATAAAATCCCGTACCTGAACAATGCTCACAGCGAGCCTTACTTGCCGCAGACCTGGAGTAATCAGCAAAGGCAAAATTCACGAGGTAAGGAATAATCTGTAACCGGATTTCTTCACTCAATTTGTTCAATGTCGGGTTATCCAGTGCCATCGCGTAATTTAGCAGGCCTTCAATCGCAAACTGAGGGTCCTGAACACCAACTTTTGCCAGAAATAAGGCCAACCCAAGTGGTGCTTTCGACTGCACCATCCCCTGCGCTGCCATTACATCCGTAATTGTTAAACAACCGGTGCCTGTCGCTGGAGCGTCATCGCTCAATTTTGGAGATTTTGGGGAGTAATATTTTGGTAAGGCTTCAAGGTTCATGCTCGTTCTCCACTTACGCCAGTACGCCAGTTGCCAGCGCGCGATCGATAAAACGAAATATCAGCTCCAGTTGGGAGCCATACTTCTCTTCAAATGCCACTGTATCCGTATGCAGCTCGTTGTGATGCTTTCTGCACAAAGGCAACACAAAGAGATCATGTGCTTTTGTTCCCATTCCGCCCTGCCCGTGACCAATCAGATGATGCGGATCGTCGGCTGGCATACCGCAGCAAGCACACGGCTGTGTCTTAACCCAACGAGTGTATTTCTCCTTAACCCAGCGGCGACGTTTAGGCAGCTTCATGAAAGATTCCGGAGACTCTGGATCAACGTTGATGCTTACCACCGTCTTTTCCTGTGGTGGTTTTTGTTGCTGGTGGGCGTAAGGCAACGGTGCAAGATTTTTTGTGCGTTGTTTCAATATGCTGGTGGCGGTCTGCTCTCCCGGTACGATGTCGCTTTCGCGGTACACCGAGCAGATTTTTTCCGCTGGTAATCCCAGCGAACGACGCGATACAGCCTCAGGTAGTGCATCCACCACCTGATTGCAGACCGCCCACCAGGATAATTCAGCCAAAGATAATTCCCGCTCCTGCGTACCGCTTATTGCGTGACGGATGACGTCAATCACCCATGCTGTCAGATTTTGTTGAGCAAGCAGCTCCAGTGATTCCGATGTCTGGTCACGCAGTTGGTTGTCGCAGTGCCAGCACAACACCATTGCGCCGGTACCATAACGGTGAATGACTGTTTCAGTGTGATGGTAATCGCCATTAGGCCACTGGCAGGATGTAATATGACGTAATAGCCAGTCAGACAATGCGCCAACGCCGCCAGCAGCACGAATCACCCGTTCGTTACTAAAAAACGGCAGCAATGTTTTGTCTTCCGCCAGCGGCTGGCGAACGGCAGGAACGACTCCGGATGGCAGATTACGCATGCTTTTTGGTTCCGGTTCCACCAGCACTCGAGGATTATGAAATATCTGTATGGATTCACGGCCCGGCTTAAGGACCACCAGCCCAAGCTCAGGCACCAGAACAGGTCTAAGTAATACCCGCACGTTACCTCCAGATCCGTTGCTGGAAAGTGCGGGACGCACGTGGTGGGCGTTCGGAATAAGGCAGCCTGACAGAGATTATCCAGTGCCGATAGTCGAGACTGAGAGCTTTCTTAACCTCGAACCCGCGCCTGCAGTAAGAATGAATCAGCCATTCGGCCTGTTCTGCAGTGCATGGAGGGTGCTGGAACCATTCAGACTTGAATGCGTGAGAATACCGCCCGTGCGTGCAGGCAAGAACGGGCGAATTATCAGAATTGTAATATTTTACGTTGCGTGCCATCGGTTTTCTCCGGTGGCACGGTGTTACTCAGCGGGAGTTCAGCCCCGCGCAAGATTGTAGATGAGTTTATTCTTCTGCAAAAGCTGAAAAGCCTGCTTTTATTCCGATCTCTTTCAGTGCCTGTAATGAAGTGACAAACTCACCTTCGCGCAAGATAAATCCGTCTGTCACTCGACCATCCACAAAATTAATTAACGCAGCCCCATTCTTTCGCAAACACATAATGCGGTAATGACTAACAAGATTTCCATTTTCAACGCACACAGCATAGAGGCCATCTTCACAAAAAATTTTACGCAGTTCTTCGATGTTCATCATCAGAATCCTTCCGGATAATTAGCTCTCCCCTTTAAGGGACCATCCCTCTTATCCCTGCGCGCTACTTAAGTATTTTTGATTCTATTCCGGCACCGTCCAGAACTTCAAACGCGTTGAAAATAAAACAAAAACCCGCCGAAGCGGGTTAAGTGCGGGTGCGTTGAGGATGCCTGCCACATCAGAGGTGGCGAGGGATTTCTCCCTCGCCGGGTCTCTTACTCCTCAGGTTCGTAAGCTGTGAAGACAGCGACCTCCGTCTGGCCGGTTCGGATTCGTACCTCGCAGAGGTCTTTCCTCGTTACCAGTGCCGTCACTATGACGGTTAAACAGATGACGATCAGGGCGATTAACATCGCCTTTTGCTGCTTCATAGCCTGCTTCTCCTTGCCTTCCGGCACGTAAGAGGCTAACCTACATGTGTCTAGCATGAAATTGGCCTCAGATTAATGTTAAGCGTCTTGCAGGACGCGTAATGTTAACTGGGGCTTTTCTCTATCTGCCTTTGGTGTTCATGCCCGAGGCAGATAGCCTCAAGCACCCGCAGCCATTCTACTTAACTACCTTTACCTCGCCAATATGAAATCAGTCAGAAAGGCGATCCATAAGAACAATAGCAAGACAATAAATCGCCATTACAGCCGTAATAGCCAGCGCACATTTGAGAACCAGCACCACAACCTCCTGTATTGGACGTACACCAGTCCTGATGAATATGAGGCTGTCTCGTCAGTGATTCAATACAACTATTGGGTATAGTTTCTCTGATTTTTTCTGTGGAAATGGGGCTCAACCACTAGTCACCACCAGCACTTCTTTTAATACGCAAAGTCCGACACAAGCTAACCTTCTAGTCCGCTTTGAGCAAGGAGCGGAAGTCAGTCCAAATTAGCCAAATTCTCGCAACAAGCTGTTGCCACCATACCGACCAGGGACAAATAATTCGCTTAAGCCTCCATGAATGTCATTGAATAACTTTACAACAACCACCACCTGCCGGCTTTGTTATTTTATGTTGACTAGCAGCAGAACCTCACAGGCCATTGTGGTCAGAAGCGGTCTGAAAAAACTAAGTTAGTAGAATTCAGACCACTCCAGATAACATTTTTTATTTTATAAAAACATACCTACTGAGATAATTTAAAAAAGTTTTCGTATCTAAAAAGTAAGCAGGATATGCATTTTTTAATTCACTAATTGAACTAACAGAAACCATAGCCACTTCACAGCCTTTATTTTCCGCGCAGTATTTTTCAGACTCGACATAAGCTTCTGCCGCCTTCGCATGATTGTGATTTTCGAAGCTCTTTATATTTATATTCCGCTTTATGGTATCAACAACAATTATGCAAAGTCCTTTATCATATTTTTTGCTACCCTCAATATGGCTAACTACGGCATTGTAAGCAGCTAATATATCGAAAACATTCAACTCGACGGATAAATAACTTAATTCTTCTGATATTTTTATATAACTCCCAGATGGTTCTTTTTCATACTCAAGTTTATAAAAAAGCTCTGATACCAATTCAAAAAACCTAAGCCATCTTGCATCACCAAAACCAGATTTCAATGATTCCTTTCGAAACAAACCAACCATTTCAACTGCTGTAGCCCAGCTATGTTGAATAGCTGTTCTTATTTGCATTTCAATGCGCAACCCATTTAAAGATGGAAATTTTTTATTTTGGAATGAATAGACCATATGAAAGCTTCTATAACCAGAATCTTTCACGTCTATCATGTAATCATCCATTCTAACTAGTTCATGTGAGAATTTAGATGATTTTATTTTATTAACTAAATCATACACTTGATCCAGATTATTTAAAATAGCCCGGCACCCACCAAGATCCTGCATCTTATTTAACTTCATATCAGGAAATCTAGAAAGCTTAGTAACAATGGAAGGCATCCTCTTAATTCTAGAGGATAGTAACGCATTTTTGTTTAAGGAAATAGCCTCTCTTTCCATATAAAATTGTATTTTACTTAAAGGATATAAATGCAACATCCTCCACTCATGAAGAATTTGTACATCTTCCTCTTTATATTTTTCACCTGTACCAAACTGAGAAACTAATCTATCCCCAGCTCTTCCAACTTCCTTTTTTGAAACAGATAAAATGTGCATAGTAAGAGGCCTTATAATAAAATTATGCTAGTTTAGGAATTACAACTTACAAAGACCCGACAGCGGACAAGGTTAACAAACCAGCGCCAATTAAGAGAGCTAGTCCGTGCCAGTATGGCATCAGGGTAACTGAAATGAATTGGATGCACCAGACGTGCGACAAGGAGCCTGCTTGAAAAAGGGAATTAAAGCTGTTTTTTAACCAATTGGCTGATCGCTACTCCTCAACTTGCGGATTTATGACGTTTTAGTGCCCGAAACTGAATGTAATCATTCGTTGGAGTGGCTCGAAAAAATCCACGAAAATGCTCACATCAGACTAGAAGTACCGTACATGAGGGCATTTTTGAATTCCATTTCGCGGGATGGAGGTGACCAGCTCCCGTTTTTAACTCACAGTTTCGTTAGTAACGTCCGCTGTTGGCACAAAGCGGACAACCACGCCAGATCTACCCTGTGCCATGAAAAATGAGAATGTCAATTCACTCCTGAACTAATGCTTTTTAATCTAGTAACGTCTAAAATATCTAACATTATCCCTGATAAAATGCCAGTATGCGCTGCATAACTTCACTCTTCCGGCACTCGCGGCAGATTATGTTCTGACGCCTGTCGTAGCGACGTATTTCTCCGTCAGGTAATGACCAGATAAGGTCCGGATCAACCGCAGATGGTTTCTTCAGCTTTGCCCTTGAGAGCTTTTTACGGGCATTTTGCCAGTCCTTACGCGCCTGTTCAGACGGGAATAACCCGTAACCAGAGTTGTATACATCGCCGCTGGCAACCAGCTCTCTTGCGAGAACGCTCATCAGATATCTTGTCGCACCTGTCTTGACTTCCAGTTGCCGTAACGTCTCACGCCCACTCCGGCGTACGAGTTCAACAACCTGCCCTTTAATTTTTTCCCGCTCTTCTTGTGTAAAAACTTTTGCCACAAGTCCCCCTTAAAATTATCTCATGACCTGAAATCAACACTTATCCCCTGAAACCAGGCGGAATTTCTGTATCCGGTTCAGAAATATGATTCACACAACGCTGTACAGGTGAACGTCCCAGGCGGATGACCAGTTCGTCCCATTTTTCGCGGAGTTTTGACGGGCTCATGATGTTTTTTACCCAGAATGGATCCCGCTGTACCCGACCAAACATTTCGCAAATTTGTCTGTGGCTTCTGCCATCCAGCATCCGCATTGTGCGCACGTCATTGGCCCAGGCTGTCCAGTTAGGCTCTTTTGGTCGCATGATCTCTCCATCGTCGCTGGCAGCCTGTTCGTAAAGGTTCACGATCCGCCCCCAAATCCACTGCGCACACGCCAGATCCTCCCTGCTACCCCACTGGCGTTTTTTCACACTAAACACAACCGCGTCGGGGTTCCGGGTTAAAAAATCCTGTTCAGTCGTCTGCGGGTCCGGTTGCGAAGCTTCCGGACGAAAAGTGTTTTTATTCTCTGTAGTAATCTCTGTTGTATTCTCTGTAAGATCATCAGGCCATTTTGACCCGATGACATTGGGTCGTTTTGAACCAATGGAGCGTTTCATTTTGACCTCTTCCATCGTGTCATTTTGACCTGATGGAGCGGCGCATTTTGAACCGATGGATTCGTTCAATTTGCCACCATCTAAAAGCTCGCTCCCATAGTTGATCGTGTAGAAATTGGTCATATCGCGCTTTGATTTATTGAGCTTTTCACAACGCAAAAGCCCCAGCGTTTTCAGACTTGCAAACGCGCGCTTTAACGTTGACTCTGACCAGAATGGGAACTGTTCCAGCCATTGTTCCGTTGTGTTATAAATCCAGCGAACACCATCACATTCCATACCGGAGTTGGTATCTCTCAACCAGTAGTGCAGTTGTTGCAAAACAATGGCTTCGTTTAAGCCGATTTTCATTGCCAGCTGCGTGTTTATAACCAGTGGGCGTTCAGCAAAAAGAAGACTCATAATTCCATCCAGCTTTTTGTTGGTATTGCTGTCGATACGCAAGCTTGAAAGCAATTGCTTTTTCTATAAGTTCGTCAGTTTCACGATCTACAACGGCAGGATCTGCAAAAAGCAGTCCGGATTCCACCACATCGCCATATTCTTTATTTAACCCGGCGATCATGTACGTAATACTTTTTCCATCACTGATCTCACGATACAACCTGAAATCACTAATCCGGATAGCCTCCATAATTGCAGGCACTAGCGCTGTGAACTTTTCACGCTTATCCCTGGTGTCGATAGCCTTCCAGCGTTCGAATATCTTCACTCGATTAACGCTAAGCGCTCGCTGATCAACCGCGCCACCTTCATATGTGACACGCTGAACATCGATGTTCGGGCGCTCTTTCAAAGCCCAGAATGCTTCAGTGATTAATATCGTCGCCTGCTCCTGTGTCATTCCTGGTCGACATATCCAGGCATCCAGAGCCTCACGAGCCTGTTCAGGAGTGATTTTCATTGTTCAACCGCCCCGCCCGCTTCGTCTTACGATATTCGTCATAAACTTTGGGATCATACTGAAGCTCCCCGCCAGATGCCTCCTGTAGACGCATCGCGCGACCTTCAGGAACCAGTATCCCCCAAGCAGCAACACTTGCCAGTCTCACTCCTGCGGCATTGGCAAGCTTTGTTTTGCTGCCAAAAAAAGTAATTGCGTCAACTTTAAGCATCAAAGCCCCCTCTTGTTAGACTTTTCTAACATTATTGTGCGCGGGATACCTAAGTCAAGAAAAATTAGAATTACCTAACTATGGATACAAGAACCCTAGGCCAGCGAGTTCTGGCGCGACGAAAAGAATTACGCTTAACACAACGAGAAGCTGCGCGCCTCGCTGGAGTTGCTCACGTCACAATTTCACAATGGGAAAGAGACGAAACCCAGCCAGTCGGAAAACGATTGTTTGCTTTAGCGGATGCTCTGAAGTGCTCACCTACATGGCTAATGTTTGGTGACGAAGACAAGGCACCAGTGCCTGCACAAGAACTTCATGTGGAAACAGAGCTAACTCCCAACCACAAAGAATTGATCGAATTATTCGATGCTCTTCCATCTTCCGAGCAGGAAGCCTTGCTGTCTGAAATGCGCGCAAGAGTAGAAAACTTCAACAAACTCTTCGAAGAAATGCTTAAAGCGCGTAAAAATAAATCAATAAAATAACATTCTTTTCAAGTGATTAGTTGCGCCCACTCTTTTTGTTAGATCAATCTAACAAAAAACACTTGCCTCTCATGTTAGGTTATTCTAAATTACTTTCCATCAAGACACCGCACGGTGTTCTCAGCAAACAGTTCCGCGACCCCGGCGTTAAGGGGAAATGAGGTCAGCATGGATACTATCGATCTTGGCAACAGCGAATCTCTGGTATGTGGCGTGTTCCCCAACCAGGACGGTACGTTCACCGCGATGACATATACCAAAAGCAAAACGTTTAAAACCGAATCTGGCGCGCGTTGCTGGTTAGCCAGAAACACTGACTGATGAGGCTGACGATGGAATTTAAAGATTTACCGTCTGATGTACAGAAAACAGCAGCTCATACATTGCATTCTGTGCTGCGAGAAATCGGGAAAGATATTGCAAGCGAGCCAGCAAAAGATCTGGCCCGGAAAATCAAGACCGCTTTCGTTGAGCTTTATAATGTTGGCACTGACTCTGAAACTGTCGAGACCAAGACCGTAAGTTCACCAATATTCTCACTTGAGCCAGGCGTATTATCAGGTGAAATATGCACCGAGATTTCCAGCGAACTGCTTCCGGTAATACGAGAAGCAATTTGCCGTCGCGGTTTGGATGGAAGTTACGATCATGACGTCCTGCAAGTTCTCAGGACAATGGTGACTTCACTGGGGATTTGATCCCTGCGTCCTCTAACCTTTTGATATAGCGGTCCTCCAAGAAGCGGTAAATTTTGTCGAAATCATCTTTCCCCTCTGGTTTATTCAGAGGATTACAGGACCCGTAAGTAGCGGCATACATTTCAACCGTTTTATCAAAAATATAAGAGACAAATTCTTCTTTAGTCATATAGATTTCCTTCTTGGTTATTCGGAATAAGAAGGATACCACCTCGCCTGACGTGGTTAAAAGCAGGCACACAACACGAAAGCGCACGGCGAAGTTCGTCTCACTGTACGGTGTCGTTAAATTTAATTCGACCGTGCGCTTCCGGTTGTGGCAACCCGCGAAATGGCGCGGCGGTAAGTATGGCAGGGTTATTCCTTCCCCGTTGAGGACACCGAGTTGTCAGGTTGACCATACGCTTAAGTGACAACCCCGCTGCAACGCCCTCTGTTATCAATTTTCTGGTGACGTTTGGCGGTATCAGTTTTACTCCGTGACTGCTCTGCCGCCGTTTTTAAAGTGAATTTTGTGATGCGGTGAATGCGGCTAAGCGCACGCGAAACAGTTAAAACCAAAAACAGTGTTATGGGTGGATTCTCTGTATCCGGCGTTAATTGTTAACTGGTTAACGTCACCTGGAGGCACCAGGCAC